AACGTTGATATTGGTTGCGGGCGTAACAGTAAGTTTCTTGAAGTCCTCAACCGAAATGGGCGGTAGACCCCTATCCGCCCGCTCCTTATTCGCGATGGCCCGTTCATTCTCCATGTTCGGGATTTCGTCGCCCACCTTACGCGGCGGCGCAACTTGGCCACCAGAGGGTATGGCGTTCTTGTCGATGATCTGCTTGCTGCCATCCGCCAGCGTAACTTCCACTTTGTCGGGCGGAAGGCCAACGGGGGCACCAATTGGACGGTTGTCCACCTTGCTACGAAGCTCCTGTCCTTGCGGACCGGCTACGAACTGAGTATCTTCAGGCTTCGCCTCGCCGATCTTGGCAATGACCTTACCGGAGCGCGGAGCAATAGCGTGGACCTGACCTTCTCCGTCCGTAACCATGGTCAGATTTTCGGTGCTGTAATGCTTGATCACCTCATCGAGCTTGCCAGATGCTTCCAGGTACTGGATTTGTTCCGGCGACATCTTATACTGCTTCATCAAGCCGCCAAGCGCGGCCTTTCGGGTCTGCATATCTTGCTGCGCTTGCTGCTGCTTCTGCAAGTTAATGATGTCAGCCGAAGTGATACCCTGCTTTCCGCCTCCTCCTCCACCACTCGCCGAATTGATTAGCGCCTGCCGAGTTGCGAGATTATTGGAGAAACCGGCTGCAATGAGCGTCGCGCCAGAATCCAACGCCTGCGCGTTCTGGTTGTCCTTCATCAACTTGACATACATATTCGCCAGATCGGGGGGCGATTGAGTAATATTCGGTGCTCGTTCTGCCGGTTGCGGGTTAGTTACCGCCGTCTGCGCCCCTTGCGGCGCTGTCGGGGGCGGAGGACCAGCCGGTTGCGGCGGAGGACCCGGAGGACCCGGCATCGCACCTTGCGCGTCCATGATCGCCTTGTTGGGGTCCATTCCGCCAGTGATGGCAGCGATAATGTCACCGATATTCATTTATTGTCCAGTCAAGGTTAGTCCACGAGGACGCCGCGCGTGTTGAAGCAGTTGGGCCATAAGTTCGCCGGACACTTGGCTCGGGGCATTCGGTTGGACACTCATCGGCGTGATCGTATTCGCACCGCTGTCGCCCGAAGCTTTCGGCTTCGCCCCTTTGGCTATCTGCTCCAATCCAGTCAATACTTCGTTATACTTCTGGCCCTTATCGAATCCCTTGGATTCTTCCGGACTGGCGGGCAGGCCAACTGTACCCGCCCAACCCGGCGCAACCGGAGTTGAGTTAAGCGAAACGCCAGCCGGTCCCGGGTCCCGTATTGGATTGAACGGAACAGCTGGAGCCGCCCCTGTCGGGAATGCCGACGGTTTGGCGTAAGCCGCCCCCGGCGTAATGGGCGGCACTACTTGCGCCGGACCCTCCGGGGGTAGAACCGCGCCGCGATCCAACCGAAATGGAGGAGCATTCGGGTCAGTTGGTCCACCGGCTCCGGGTGGGGGAGGAATGACTATAGTTTCCCTTCCCTGCGCCGGATCGGTGGGCGCAATGGGTACACTCTGAACCGGAACCTGCGGAATGGGGCTGTCGTTTATAGTCAGCCCTCTGGACTTGATGAATTGCGCGCGGAATTGTTCTGGTGTCATGACAATACCTCCATCAAGTTATTTAGATCGACCACGCGATGCTTGCCGACCTTTTTAACGGCGGACGGATACTTCTTCTCGATATCTTGAGCCATCGGACCTACCACCTTCGGATAGCTCTTAGGATCATCCTTGTACCGATATGAATATATCGGGATATCACCGTCCGTCAACTTCTTAATGTCTGTCTTGGCGTTTCGATCAGAGAACATGCCAACCAGACCGGGCAGAGCTTTCGCTGCGCCGAGGCCAATAGTGGCCCAATCCGTCGCGGGAACTTCAGCCGTGGCTGTCTTGTTGGACGTTTCCGTCTTGCCGTACGGCGACATGCCCAAAGAAGCCAGCAGGAGGTTGAGTTGCTCCACCGGATAGTTCCGCGCCTCGGTCCACTTGTTCTTCGCTGCGTCGATGACCTTCTGACGCGAGCCAGTCTCCTGCGATCCCGCGCCGAGTAACGCACTTACATCGGCCAATCCTGCCGCTTGTCTTCCAGCCGCCGTCCCGGTCAACCCCGCCGCAGAAGCACGCTGTGCTCCCTGTTGATTCTGAGCGCCAGCAACAGCAGTATCGAAGCCTCGGGCTCGCAATTGGCCAGTAAGGTCACCGATATTTCGGATGCCCTCCGCCCGCGTAACTCCGCTTTCGACTGCCGCTCGCGATCCGCCGAATGAGCCAGCCTTCGTGGCCGCGTCGGAAACACCACGAAGATTCTTGTCCAGCGCTGTATTCGCCTGGCCAATGGCATTTCGCTCCACCTCGGCGGTATAAGGGTTGAGAAATGATTGAATGTCGAGCGGACCCGCGCCCTTCCTCCACAAATCCTCAGCCTCAGCGAATGCCGGGTCATTTTGTCCGATCATGCCCTTCAAGGCGTCGTAACCTTGAGTGGTCATCGCCGAAGGATCAGCGACTTCCTGCCCCTGGAACTGCTCCAACGGCCTGCCAGCCACTTGCTGAGCCATCTTGTAGTTCGACATAGCGGCGTCGTTGACCCAAGCAGGAAGCTCTACTTTGCTGACTTGATTGGTGGTTGCCGGTTGTGATCCGCCGCCCATGTTAAATATCCTTCGAGTAGAGGGTGCCAACAGCCTTCCAGCCGTCATGCATCATTGATTGCCAACCGTCCCGGCCCATCGCGGTCAACAAGTCCGCGCCGTTGTTCTTGGCCCATTGTGTAACTTTTACCTCCAATTCGGGGAGGTCTTTCATGTCGCCAATAACAAACATTATGTTGACCGACCGGCGCTGAGGCCAATCGTGGACCTGAGTAAGTGCCCAGGTGTTGCCGACAACATGCCCTTGCATCGCCCCGGTGCGGAGGCAATTCATTATGTCATCGAAATCATAGGTGTTATTGGCGGAGGCCAGCGCCTTCTTCACCTTAGATCGCATTTTAGGGTCTATTGCATTCATCCTTGCACCAAAGTAACGGTCAATGCGCCCGCGTCAGACACTTTGATTTCGTACGTCTTCTTGTTCGGCGACAACAGCAGCACCGAATTATTAGCCGTCCCCGCCTTCAGATAGTTGGTATTGATCCGCTCTTCCTCTCGCAGAAAATCTACGAGGAATTTGGTCACGGCGGGGTCTTCGAATTGCGGGACCTTCATCATTTCTTCTTACCCCTTGCCTTCAAATCTAGAATCATCGGACCGACTGTACTCCAATCCTCATTCTTCACCATATCGATGCGAAGTCTCAAGTCGCGCGCAGTTTCTCGAATATCCACCCAACCATGCCCGTTCACCGTGCGTTGAGGCGAATACGTCTCCGTGGAATACTTGGTCCGGTCATTCAATTTGGACACGCGGAAGGCCAAAGCAGTTCGGTCCCCGGCGATATCGGGGAGCAACTTGTTGAATGTCATCCACTTTTCGCCGCCCATCGCGTTCAGCGTCTGGGATTCCAGGAAGGGCATAAACCGAGCCTCGGGATATACGAACCCGGTCTCGTGCTTCCATACCTTCACGCCGTCCGACATTAGGGGATATTGATCGTTGGCGTAGGTAAGTCCGCACGTTCGGCTAAGATATCCCGGCATCCACACCTTGGATCGATAATCCAGCGCGGTGTAACGAGTGGTCTGGATGCCCAAGTTGACATCCACCCAGAACCACCAGATTTCGCCTCGGTTGAGCAAGTTGACCAGCGATGCTTCGCGGACGGTCCTGCCGAAATCCATGTTCTTCGATATGGAATCCCAAATAGGGCAGGGGATAATATCGGCGGCATTACCGTTCCACAGCCAGAAGCCTTCGACAGAAATCCATACGATTCCTTCCGGGATCGAAGCCACCGAAGCGGCGCTGATCGGGATCGGAATTTTTCCAACCGGTCGAAGGCTGTAGATATATGGAAGTCCCACATATTGTAATACGTGCGTCATTGCGGGAGTGTAGGCCAAAATGCCAGCACTGGACAAGTGCGCAGCCGCGATGGGCGATAAGGGATCGACCGTATAAGTTCCCGCCGTATTGGTAATGCTAGCAAAATTCCAATCCTCGATATCTTCTTTGCTGCACCACCCGATGTCACCAATAGCGCCGCCCATCCCGAACAACATAACGTGGCGCTCGGGGGTGATCACAAATTGTCGGTTGCTGGTCGGAGCGCCGGGAACTGCTACAAGCGGTGTTCCCGGAGTTGAAGGCTTCCATCGGAACAAATGACCGTCATAACTCCACATCACCGCTAAGTCCTCGCCCCAATTGTCGAGCGACCAGACTAGGGAGAATTTCTGGAGAGTAGATACTGATCCTGGAACATCTACGCCGTAATTGCCAGTACTGTAATTAAGCTCGCCGTAACCGGCTGTTTCGCCGGATGGAGCAGGGATAGTAGCGACAGGTGTAATATTTGTAAATGCGCCGCCTGTTTCTACATAACAGTGCTGCTCGCATAGATAAGCAGTCCAAACGATGCCGTTAAGAGCAGTCCAACGATGCATCTTCCTCAGACGGGACGCAAACGAAAATCCGGAGCCGGGGACCGGGAATACTAATTCCCAACCGCCGACCGGCTTGAGCGTAACTCCATCATCCCAACGCATAAGGTTACCGTCGTGCCAGTTTTTGATTTTGGCCGACTTCGATAGGAGGGTGGTTACACCCGGTGGGAACTCTACCGGAATCATGTCATCCCAACTTTATCTGAGCGTTCATAACCATCGAAGGCTGAACGTTTTTATGAAAACCGTCGCCACCCGCAGATGCAGTCGAGTTGTTAGCATTGACGCCATCCGAACTAACTTTAACACCAGTTTTATCTGAGCTTGACTTTTCCGATCCTCTAACGCCGCCAGCAGTGACGGGGTTATGAAGCGCGCCACCATCATAACTTGGAACATCGTGATTATGGCCAGGGTCGTAAATATACGCAGCATGACTGTGCGCCGCAAGTTCAGCGAGCAGCAATTTATGCTTCTCACTGCCACCCTTAGCGCCGAGGGTATTGGGATTAGCGCCGAAATAAGTGGCGGTCAGAATAAGGCCAGAATCGTCGGGATGGACAAACGCAAATCCTTTGGCATTCGGTAAGTTGAAAGTCGTAGCACCATTGCCGGGGCCGTAAACAACACCATATCGATTAAACACCACGGGGTTCGCAACGCGGTCGATTGCCTGACCATTCAGAAGTGCCCAACCGGGGTCCGCAGTTGCTGCGCCGGTATAACCGATAACACCCGGGGGGACGCCTAGATACTCGACGGAACCATCGGCGCGCTTGATGCAGGGCTGACCGTTCGTGTCGATGAATATGTGCGCAAATCCCAAAGCAGGACTCGCAGGGGGTGCTATAAGTGGGAACTTAGCGAATGCTCCCGTTATGCCATTAACAAAATCAGTAACAAGCGCCTTCAGCTTGAGGATGGTTACTTCGCCAGTCTGCCGGTTAACAACGAATGGCTCGTCAATCTTTAGCCCGTCGTTGCCGAACCGACTTAGAATCCAAGCACCGCCAACACTCGCCGGGGTGTCATCCCCGGGCGTAACTGTCCATTGCGCCGTGTTACGGACGGTGATCGACTCGATCTTGTCCATATTCCCGTTGAGTTTCGTGCCCCACGTATTGTTCGACGCGCCGACCTCGGGCTTCACCAAGGCCATTTTTGCAGTTGTGGTATCAGCCATAACTATCTCCTTGCGTTTGGCCCGCAACGTGCGGATTGCAACAAACTACGAGCCAACCGGCGACACTCGTTCTCAGCGTTGATGGCGTCAATTTCAGGGGCGGTGTAAATACGCTCCGGGATAAGGGGGCGCTCATAAATAGCGCAACCGCCCATAACTGTCAAAACCGAAAGCATGACCGCAAGTACAAATACCGTCTTCATTGCTGGCCTCCCTTTCTTGCACAGTCCCGCGCCAATTCGGCGATAAGTGTATCTTTTCTCTCCGCGCTCGATCCCGCTTCTCTAACGACGTACCCGAGGAACAAGACATTAATAATCACCACAGCAAGAACCAACGGGTTCTGCCTAAGATTACTGATGAGCTTGTCGCCGAGTGCGTTCATGCTCCTACCCGCCAGCCTTGGAAGTGCGTTGCAAATGGATTACCATTCAAAATCGTGCTCGCAGCCGGAATATAACAATAGGCTTCAACAAAATCCGTTGAGCCATTCATCGTGAGGGCTGCAACTACCTGGCTTTGGGTCATTCCGCCTGTTGCCATATAGACGCCGCTTTTGACTTGCGCCGTATTTTTGTAAAGAAGAGCCTGACCGCTTTCACCCCCGGTACCAATATTTGCCGCAGCGGACAAAACAAAAAAGTAAGTGCCCGCTAGTTGCGGTGTGTATCTACCGTTGGCGACATTAAACCAACCATCAGCATTGCTAGCAACATTGATCCAAGTTATTTTAGCATTGCCCGCTGATCCAAGACCTGTCTGATTGGTGCCATTGCGGTCGGCGATGAACGCACCAATTTTCTGGATGGCAGGCGTTGCTGGCTTCCACGCGCCAGTCGCAGCGTCCCATGTCCAATTCTGGAATATTGCGCCATTTGCCGGGGAACTTGGAAAATCAAGCATGCTGTGTTCTCATGAGTAAGGTACTGCCGGTCGTGTGAAGTTCGATGTCCAGCGCGCGATGCCCTTCGATACCCTCACCTCATTCATGTAACCATTCGTCTCAACGCCCGCATTGCCGTACGAGGTGTTGAACAGCATCGGCCCGCGTCCGAACAGATAGTTGGTGAAATCGGAAGCGTCCGCACCTACTTTGACGCCATCGACATACATTCGCGTGACGAAAAGATGGCGCACCACCGCGATATGATACCAAGTATTTACCGCCAACGCTGGCCCGGTGACCATTGCGGTAGTGTTGGCAAAGTAAGTAAGCACGCCGCCCGTGTTGCAATAGATCGTCGGGTAAGCGCCTTGCGTCGAGAGCGGGCGCATGTCGAAGAACACCGGAGTGATGCCACTGAAATTCACACACACAAACCAGAAATCAATCGTGAAGTTTCCTTGCCCGAACGCAAAATCAGCCGCCGTGCCGGGAATTAGAATGCCGCAACCGGCAGTGCCAAGGCATCGCGCATGCTCATTGAATGCCGGGAACGCTTGGCCCGCAACTTGGACGGTGACGCCCGATACTGTCGGCACATAGGCCGACGCCGAGCTATCGGTGAACGTGGTTGAACCAACTGTGCCGTCACAGTGCAGCAACAGCTTGGTGAAATCATCGTTGCCATTCGGGCTCATCACCTTCGGCGTCAACGTGTCGTTGCCTAGGAATGTATGCACAATGTTGCTCCCGACCGCTGCAACGTAACCGCCCGTCGCTTGCGGAGCCGGACCGGGGTAGCGAATGATACCGACGCCCGAACCACCCGAGCCGCTCGCCGATGCGCGCGGCGTGTTGTCGTTGCCGTTGCCGCCACCTCCGCCACCGCGCCAACTAGGTGCGTTGTTGCCGCTTACACCGGCAATGGATGAGCCGCTACCGCCGCTTGAGTCGCCCGCCTCGCCGCCCGCGCTAATAATAACTGTGTAATAGCCCGATCCACCACCCGCGCCATAAGTAACCGCAACACCCGAGAGTGATGACGAAATACCCGCGCCGCCTCGACCTGCCACAGGGCTCGCGGTAGCAGTTCCATTTGCGCTCGCGCCAGCGCCTCCACCGTTGATAACTCCGGTGTGAACACCGTCACCAGAATTGCCGCTGCCAGCTACTTGTTTTCCAGCAACGCCGGGACGTGCCGTCAGCCCGTTGAAAGTTGAGGAATTGCCATTATTACCCGGTGTCGTGGTGCTGCCCGAACCGTTGTTAACAGCGGCACCGCCCGCGCCGATAACGACGGGATAAGGCAACGCCGAAAGCGTAGCCGATCCAGTTAGAACTTCTCCCCCGCCACCTCCCGATGAGTTACCAGAGCCGTTCTGCATCGCCTGCGCGCTCGCGCCGCCGCCGACAAGCAGATAATCAATAGCGAGCGCAAAACCCGCCTCCATCATAATTGGCGCGAAGATCGGCATTAACCAAATCCCTTCGCGATGCCGGTGTAACGCAGCTTCAACGTACCCGCGATAGTGATCGCTTCAAACGTCATCAGATCAGCTTTGCTCGCCGCTGTCGATAATGTTGGAGCACCTGCCGCGCCGAAATCAAACGCCGCGTTCCAAGTAGTTATGGTGCGACCGCCCGTGCCGTCTTGGATCAGCCACAGGAAGTAAGTACCACCTTCGATGAAATTCGTCGGCGCAGCCATTGTGTGTCCGGCTTGGTTTAACGTTACCTTAGCCTTCTGTCCAAGCGATGTATTCCATACACCGAGCGTGGCTGCAACGGTTAGTGTCGTCAACGGCGAATATGCCTGGCCTTCCGTGATTAAATTACCAGAAACTGTTAGTCCATTTGGGATAGTGACATAACCGTTGGCTCGCTCAACGTATATAGGAATATCAATAAACGCGCCCGCATCGTTGTAACGATAGAGCGCCCAATCCGAACCGACGTTGCTACCGCTTTCCAGCGTGTAGTTGCCGAACAGCATCGCCCAACGAGGAAAACCAGCCGCCGAACCTTGAATAATGTTGGCGTGCGCCCCCGCCGTCTTGTTCATTACGATATAAGGGTCAGCACTCTGAAGTGTCAAAGGGCCGGTCATAGTGTCGCCAGTCTTGGCGACGTAAAGATCACTGGTTATGCTATTGCCGCCGCTGACCGAAACCCACTGCGACGACGTACCGTCGTTGTAATAGATGTATAGAATACCAGTATCGCTTTCCCACCACAAATTGCCTGCCATGGGAGAACTTGGCGCAGTATCCGAAATGGTAACGCTGGCTCCGCCGCCTCCGCCACCCGCCGCATCGACGGTTAATTTATTTAGAGTATCGTCATAAGTCAGTGTGACGTTTGTGCCCGCAACCAACAAGGCTGCAACACGATCATCAGTGGCTTCTGAAAAATCAGTGATCTGGCTTGCGGTATGCGAGTGACTTGTCGGGGCGCGCGAAGTGTCGACGGGATGCTGGTGATCTTCCCGGGCATATTTTGTCGAAACGCCGAGAACCGCTGGCGTAGTGTCCATCGCGGGATCGACGGTCGCCGGTACCGGGATGGAAGCTACCAACGCCAGATCGGAAATCTTCTTCGCACCGTCCTTTATCGACTTGCCATCGGTGCTGGCGTAAACTGCCAAATTATCAACAGTCGCCGGAGTTGTTCCGAGAACATCGCCTGTTCCGGAGCCAGATGGGCCAGCGGGGCCTTGTGGGCCAGCGGGACCCGGAGCGCCAGGAGTTCCAGGCGGGCCTTGGGTGGCGGTCGCTATCGCTGCATCAGCCTTATCCCAATTCGCATTGGTCTTTTCGCCCCAAGTGTCGTCGGAAGCTCCGACTTCGGGTTTTACAAAATCGTAATTTGGGGTTAAGCCATCTGCCATGTTATGCCCTTAACGGAATAACGGGGTGTACAATTGGCACCCATATTTCTGATGGCGATATTCCGGACACCGGGGTCCAAATTTCTGACGCTGATATTTCGGATACCGGCGTCCAGTCGGGGAATATCGGATCGACAACGGGATACCAAATACCGGGGGTCTGTGGCGGCGCTTCGCTGCCCAGATCGTAAGTACCCCTGCCGTATTTTCCCCTGCCGTACTTCCTACCCAAATGTCTTCCTCCGGACCTGCATTAGAACCGATCCGCTCGCTTTGTCGACCTTATGCGCCGCATTCATGTCATTGACGGTGCGCACAATTTCCTTATCCCAAATGGGACCCCGATCGTCTTCGATAGCATACATCGACGCCACGTGCAATATTTTAAGCGTGTAAACGGTGGGATGATATCGATTGATCCAATTATCAGCATCATCCGTTAAGGGAGGAATATCTTGGTAGTAGGTAAGTTCCAACTGCAATCCAGGGGAGAGGGTTACGTCTCCTGCTACCAAGAAGTTTCCCAGTATTGTGTATCGCTTCGTCTGCCCATAAGGTTCTCCGGCTTCTTCTGGAAATTCCGGGTTAAAAAATGCGTCGGGCGTCTGGTACCGGTGAACACCTCCGTTGGGGAGGACCCGCACCAAGCGAACTTCCTGCCAATCCAGAGGAAGGGGAATTCGTTCAGCAGTTATCAGCGAAGTGTCGATCTGGATCATGTGCTTGACGCGAAGCACCGTGGACAGCTGTTCCTCGGCCATGCGAATCCATCCGGTGATAATGGGGTCCGGATACACATCAGCGCCAAGCGCCAGCCAGTTACGTATCTCTTCGCATTTGTCGGTGAGGAATGTGCCCATCAGACTCGACCCTGCCAGATTCGGAATGCCTTGTTGTCTGGATCGTTGAGCCAACGTTTCCAGTCACTGTCGTCCCAGTTTTCGAGAATGGATTTCTCGTAGACCGAGACAGGCACCCCTCGTGCGACTAACTTGTTCATCGCGCGTCTAGGGTGGAGTTCCCTCATTATTTTATTATTTTCGAGGGTCTGCGTTAAGTCTTGTTCGGTGTAGACGTGAACAGTCTGCGGCTGATCGTCCTCCCAAATCATCGTGCGCTTTACAGCGCCATCGTCGCGGTACACGTGCTTGCGTTCAGCCATGGTAGCACACCCTAAGTTACCTGTCAAGTCCCAACAACTATTCACCATACTTCTTGAATTTTTTCATAAGACTCTTACGTTGTGACTCTTTCCAGTCAAGGAATTTTTCTGGTTCTATCACACCCCGCTCTGCTATAAGAGATTGACCTTTAGAGGATAGCCGCGGAACTACTTGTTCAGGATCAAGCGCCATATAAGAATCTGGTAGTTTAGATTTATTACTTTTTCCTGAATGCATATATTGTACAGCATCATAACCCCTATCTTTTAATATACCAAAATATTTGTTAGCAAAACCAGTCCAATCGTCCAAATCTACAGTTTTTCTAGCTGCCTGCACATCAGCTAACAAACCCTTGGGGAGCATATTTGCTCGATCAGCATTACTAAAAGCAGTGGCAACATCTAAGGGGTCCCTCCAACTTCTAGTATGAACGGCGTGTTCGCCAAGATTTAACGGATTTGCTATGTCCGCTACAACTGGCATTGTTTGCGATCCTATGTCGTACACGGGTCGTTTTGGTATACCTGTCGAATACCACTTTGCTATTTCTGGATTGGTAGTGAAATGGACACCGGCATTATTTGTGGGGGGCCTAAATTCTTCAAATTCCTTTAATGTGCCGTGATATCCACCAATTACGGGCGGCTTAATAATTTTGGTAGCTAATCCACCACCGGAGAATGCCATCCCGACATCTGTCGCGCGGTCAATATCACCTTTAGTTATATCAGTTAAGGGATTGGCAGTCTTGTGCACTACCTCGCCAGCGTTTGGATCAACGGGGCGGGGAGCAAGTAGCCCTTCCACAAAATTATTTACTGCTGGCAATCCAGGAGAAAATTGCCCTTGCAATAAATCCCAGATGGACTTCGGCATTACCTCTTCTTAGGCCGAATTTTGCCCGTTCCCTTGTCGGCCTTATTGAATTCCTTGGCCACCTTGGGCGGAATACCGACCTTTTTCGCGAATTTGGGGTCATGAGCAGCAGCGGCCATCGTGCGAGCCTGTTTTGCAGACTTACTCGGCATACAAACCTCCATCGATAAAGACCCGCTTCCGGTTAAGGAAGCGGGTAAGGGGGCCGGGTGGAAGGATTACTTACGGTCGTCGATCAGCATTTCTTTGGAGTGCGGCTTCGTCGCCGCGTCCACCATCTGTTGGGTCACCAACGTAGTGATCACCGCGCCCTGCTTGACGCCGTTGAACAGGATGTGGGCAAGCGGGTTGCGCATTTCGACGCCCCACTCTGCCAAGATCATCCGGGTTTCCGCATCGCCGAGCTTGGCGAGGGGGATCGTCTTGAAGTTTCGATAGAACGCGGTCGCGAGGAAATCCGCATCCAGGATGAATGCAAGATCAGTCGCCAACCACCGCGACGGCATGACCTTGATGCGACCGAAATCGGTGGCGATAATGTCCACCGTTGCGACCACTTCCGTCTTGCCGACGAGGATTTGCGAGCCGTTGCGACCATCGAAGGTCGACACGGTGCGCTTGATCGCCGGGGGAACAATCATGTTGTCCGGCGAACCGCCGTTGG